ATGTTCTAGCTCAATCAGCATTTAATCAAGCTAATTCATCTAATGTTCTAGCTCAATCTGCCTTTACTCAAGCTAATTCAGCATTTGATCAAGCAAATAATGCAGCTACAATTATTCCACAGAATGCACAAAACACAGACTATACTTTAATTTCGACGGATGCAGGAAAACATTTATATTATACACAATCGGCAAATGTTAATTTATACATTCCTTGGTCTTCAAACGCTTCATTTTCTAATGGAACAACAATAACGATTGTTTCTAGAACAAGTTCAGCTGCAAATGTCACAATTACTCCAAATGTTGGTGTATCTTTATATCTCGCCGGCAATACAACATCAGCTTCTCGAAATTTAATAACATATGGAATAGCGTCACTGTTACAAGTTGAAGCAAATACGTGGATGATTTATGGTAATGGAGTAATATGAGCACATTCGAAAAAAACATGGAAGACATCTTTGATGTGAAACCTATTGATGAAAAAAAAAAGTTACGCTGTAGCAGAAGTATCTTCTAGTAAAGCTATTGTACCTGCAAGTATCGATGAAGATTTAAATGATGCTTACCAACAATCAAAAGAAAATCTACAAGATATTATCGATCAAGGTAAAGAAGCTATGGAAGAAATACTAGAGATTGCAAAACAATCTCAGCATCCTCGTGCGTTTGAAGTATTTGGTGGAATATTGAAAAACGTTGTTGATGCCAATAAAGAGTTGTTGGCAATGCAGAAACAAATGCGTGATATGAATAATAAAAAAGAAACAAATAATACAAACATCGACAAAGCAATATTTGTTGGTTCTACAGCAGAATTAAGTAAGTTTTTGAAAGGTAACAATGAGTAATAAAGAATAAATAAGTGTAGACCACGGATTGGGGAATCCTGTCTACTCTAACGCTTTCGAGGAGCATCAGCATGACTATTTATCACAAACATCACATAGTTCCAAAACATGCCGGAGGAACAGACGATCTTTCAAATATAATAGAATTAACAATAGAAGAACACGCAGAAGCACATCGAATTTTATATGAAAAATATGGTAGATGGCAAGATTGTGTTGCTTAGAAATCATTAAGCAAGCAAATATCTTGTGCAGAAGCTACAAAACTAGCACAATCTTTATCTAATAGAGGAGCAAATAATTTTTTTCACCATACAAGAGGTAATATAAATCCAATGTATGGTAAGAAAGGAGAACTATCTCCGCATTATGGAAAAAAACATTCTAAAGAAACATGTAAAAAGAAAAGAGATGCTCTTATAGGAAGAACGTTTGAAGATATATACGGTAAAGAAAAAGCAGAGCAATTGAAAAACAATTTAAGAAAACCAAAAACAGAAGAACAAAAAGAAAAATTAAGAAAACCAAAACCCAAAGTAGTATGTAGATTAGAGGATAAAAAAGAAATGTCTTTATCAAATTTTATGAATTGGAACAAAAAATATAAAAATGACAAATAACAAAACAACTTATCGTGATTCGCCTCTACTAAAAAGAGTAGGCGTTGATATTCAGTACACAGAAGAACAAGTACAAGAGTACATTAAATGTGCAAAAGATCCCATTTACTTTGCAAAGTATATAAAGATTATCACACTAGATGATGGTCTTGTGCCGTTCAGTCTTTACAATTTTCAAGAAGAGATGATAAAGACTTTTCATAAAAATCGATTTGTTATCACCAAGTGTCCTCGTCAGGTGGGTAAAACCACAACAACAGTAGCATATTTACTTTGGGCATCATTATTTCAAGATTCACAAAATATTGCCATTCTTGCAAATAGAGGTCAAACAGCTAGAGACATTTTAGGTAAATATCAACTTGCATATGAAAACTTACCTATTTGGTTACAGCAAGGTGTTATTACATGGAACAAAAGTTATGTTGAACTTGAAAATGGTTCAAAAATAACTGCATCTTCAACTTCATCATCAGCAGCTCGATCAGGCTCATTTAATATTGTTTTTCTTGATGAGTTTGCGTTCGTTCCTGCAAATATTGCAAACGATTTCTTTACATCAGTTTATCCTGTTATTACTGCTGGTACAAAAACAAAAATTATTATTGTTTCTACGCCAAACGGTATGAATCTGTTCTATAAAATATGGACAGATGCACTCAATAAAAGAAATAATTATGTACCATTTGAAATTCATTGGTCAATGGTGCCCGGTCGAGATGAATTATGGAAAGAAGAAACAATTAAGAATACATCAGAACATCAGTTTAGGCAGGAGTTTGAATGTGTTGACGGCGATACTTTAATTGAAATTTATGATAAAGAAACTAAAGAATATAGTAAAATACGTATTGTTGACTTTTATGATTTTTTAGTTTGAAACGTAATTCTTTGGTTTTATAAATATAATAAAAACTGGAGAAAAGTATGTCATCGTATTCATATAGAAAAATTTGGGAAAAAGCGTATGGAAAAATACCAAAAGATGAAAACGGTAGATCATATGAAATACATCATATAGATGGCAATAGAGAAAATAATAATTTGGAAAATTTAAAATGTGTATCCATAGAAGAACATTACAATATCCACTACAATAATAATGATTATGGTGCATGTGTAATGATTGCTAAAAGAATGTCTTTATCTCCGGAACATTTGTCAATGATACAAAAAGGAGTTAAAAGACCTGGTATTGGAGGAGTAAAAAAAGGTACGGTACCGTGGAACAAAGGTGTTAAAGGATATAAATTAAATCTTACAGACGAAGGCAGACAAAGAATGGCAGAAGCATCCAAAAAAACTGCTAAGATTAAAGATTGCGATATTGAAAAAATAGTACAAGATTTCAAAAATAAAAAAATTATTAATAATCTCAATATAGGCAAAGTTATGCGAAACGGTAAAATTTTAACTTATGATAGAGCTTTTTGTAAAGAATATGCATGTTTATATAACGTTACAGAACAAAATATAATCAGGATTTTAAAAAAATATGTTTAAAAAAAATAATAACAGATTTTTAATTAATACACCAACTGGTTATGAAGAATTTAAGGGTGTACAAAAGAAAATAGTAGACTCTCTGTATACGTTTACATTTGATGATGATAGTTTCATTAAATGCTCGGGCAATCATGCATTTCTAACAAACCAGGGTTTCAAAAAAGCAAAAGATATAACGAAAGAAAATACATTATCAAATAAAATAATAAAAAATATTAGTTATATTTTAGGCAAATTTGAAGTTTTTGATCCTGTAGGAGTAAACAAGCACTCAACATACTTTTCGAATGATATTGTATCACACAATACCGAGTTTTTGGGCTCCACAAATACATTAATTTCTGGTACAAAACTTCAACAATTGGTATATTCACAACCAATCGCTGATCATGATAAAATGACTGTTTATGAAAAACCAATTAAAGGTGATGATGATAAAACTAAAGAACATTTATACTTAATTTGCGTTGATGTTTCTGAAGGTAGAAATATGGACGCATCTGCATTCTCTGTTATAGATATTTCCACAACACCGTACAGACAAGTTGCAGTTTATCATAGTTCATCAATATCACCGATATTATTTCCAACTGTGATATACAATGCAGCAAAGTATTATAATGATGCTTATATATTGATAGAAGTAAATAACAATCCTCAAGTTGCAGATATCATTCATCAAGATTTAGAGTATGAAAATCTATTTAAAGTGATGACTGGTAATAAGAAACCTCAACAGTTGTGTTCTGGTTTTGGTCGTGGTGTACAGATGGGCGTAAAAATGTCACCCGCTGTTAAACGAATTGGCTGCTCAAATCTAAAAACTTTAATCGAAGGAAACAAACTAGTAATTCAAGACTTTGATACTATTTCAGAGTTAACAACATTTGTTGCTAATAAAACTTCATTTGCAGCAGAAGAAGATGCTAATGATGATATTGTAATGACTTTAGTTATTTTTGCTTGGGCAACAACACAGAAATATTTTAGAGAAATTGTAAATCATGATATTCGAAAACAAATTCAGCTTGAAAATATGAATCAAGTGGATGACGAGATGTTACCCGAGCTAATTATAGAAACAGGATTAGAAAATACATTTGATATATTTGACGGAGATGTGTGGGAACAAGTAGATAATTCAGCAACATATTCAAATTTTATCAGAGATACTTTGAAAACCATGTAAATATCATTATCGATAAATAATATTATGAATAAATGATTATTTACAAAAATAAATATAAAAATAATTTAAGGAGACAAAAATGGCATTTTCAATATCTCCAGGAGTAAATGTTTCGGAAGTTGATTTGACGACGGTCATTCCTTCAGTACTTACTACTGCCGGTGCATTCGCAGGATCATTTAATTGGGGTCCAGTTGATAAAAGAATTCTAGTATCATCAGAATCAAATATGTATCAGATTTTTACAAAGCCTGATGCAAACACATACACTTCATACTACACAGCAGCAAGTTTCTTGGCATACGGCAACAATTTACAAATTGTTCGTTCTGTTGCATCAACTGCATATAATGCCGATGCAAATACATCTGCGACAATTCAAATAAAAAACGAAGATGCTTATGAATTTAGTTATTTAAATGGAGACAACGCAAACGTTGCTGGTCCATTTGTCGCACGTTATCCTGGAGCATTAGGAAATTCATTAGTCATTGGTATTTTAGATTCAGCAGCAAGTGGTTCAAATACAACTAATGTATCATCTTGGTCAGTTAATGGTGTGGGTGTTAGTTCTTATTTTTCCGGAAATCCAGGAACATCAACACAAGCAAGTCTTGCTGGCGCAGCAAACGACGAAATTCACGTTATTGTTTTAGATGGTCTAGGCTTATTTACTGGTGTTAAAAATCAAGTTCTTGAAGTGTTTCCATATCTCTCAAAAGCAAGTGATGCAAAAGATACATTAGGAAATTCAAATTACTATAAAAATTACATTTTTAACAATTCAAATTATATCTATGTGATGGATTCACCAGATTATGCTAATACAGCAAGCGGTTCGCTAAGTACAAGTAAATGGGGAACGGCATTATCAAATGGTGTCAATTACACTCAATTAAATAGAGGATTAGTTGCAAGCACTAGTTTTGCAAACTTTCAACTTGGTGCTGGTACAGACTCTCAACCATCAAATGCAGATTTGCAAAATTCCTACGATTTATTTAAGAATCCTGATGAAGTAGATATTTCTCTAATTATAACAGGAGATGCTAGTTCAGTAGTTCAAACATATGTTGGAAACATTGCAATACAAAGAAAAGATTGTATTGCATTTATTTCACCACCTTCTTCAAATGTTATTAATAAAACTTCCGCATCTGCTGTATTAAATATCAGCGCTTGGGCAAATGGTATATATGCAGGCCTATCGAGTCCATCAAACTATGTAGTTGCAGATTCAGGATGGAAATACACATTTGACAAATATAACAACACATATCGTTGGATTCCTTTAAATGGTGACATTGCAGGTCTGTGTGTTTATACAGATTCACAAGCAGATCCATGGTACTCACCCGCAGGTTTTAATAGAGGTAACATAAAAAATAGTATTAAATTAGCATGGAATCCAGGAAAAGCGGAAAGAGATACAATTTATTCTTTAGGAGTTAATCCTGTTGTAACATTTCCAGGACAAGGTACTGTTCTTTATGGAGATAAAACATTTACTGTAAAACCATCAGCATTTGATAGAATTAATGTTCGCAGACTTTTTATTGTTTTAGAAAAATCAATTGCAGAAGCATCCAAATACTCGTTATTTGAATTTAATGATGAATTCACCCGTTCGCAATTTGTGGCTTTAGTATCACCATTTTTACGTGATATTCAAGGCAGAAGAGGAATTTATGACTTTAGAGTTGTTTGTGATGAATCAAATAATACACCTCAAGTTATAGATACAAACAGCTTTGTTGGTGATATTTACGTTAAGCCAGCCCGTTCAATTAATTTTATTCAGTTAAATTTCGTAGCAGTTAGAACTGGAGTTAGTTTTAACGAAATTGCTGGAACTTTTTAATCTCTAATAAATAAAAATAAGATAGGAGAAAAAAATGGCATTTAACGTAAACGCATTTAGATCAAATATGATCGCAGATGGTGCGAGACCTAATTTATTCCAAGTAAATTTGACTTTTCCACCAAGTGTTGGTGGAACATCCGGCATTGGTTCAGTTGGTAGATTTATGATAAAGGCAGCACAATTGCCAGGTTCGACAATAGGTTCTATTCCTGTTTTCTATTTCGGAAGAGAAGTTAAGTTTGCAGGAAATAGAACTTTTGCAAATTGGACAATTCAAGTTATTAATGACGAAAATTTTATAATCAGAAATAGTTTAGAACGTTGGATGAACAATATGAACTCTCATGTTGGTAACTTGAGATCACAAAGTTCTCTTTCACCAGTAACTTATACATCCGATGCAGAAATTGTGCAATATGGTAAAACAGGAAATGTAATAAAAAAATATAAATTTAAAGGTATGTTTCCAGTTGATGTTGCACCTATTGATTTGGATTGGGGAAATCAAGATACAATTGAAGAGTATGCAGTAACATTTGCATATCAGTGGTGGGAATCAGCCCCTTCAACAGATGGATCTTTATAATTTATATATTAATCCTTTATAATTTTTTTTAAAATATTCTACAACATTGTAATCATCAGTTGCCAAAAAAATATTTTTATTTTCTAATAGATACTTATGATCTTCATGAAATTTTATAAAATTACTTGAATAATCTGTATTTCTTATATGAATCGCAACATAATT